CATCATTGAACCTTATCTTTCAAGGTGGTTCTTGGTGGAATCCTGGCTTTGGTTGGTTTGTTCAGTATCCAGCATCCGTATTAGTTAAGAACATTTCTGATTTAGAACGCACTTGGCTAGTTAAGGAAATCCTTCCTTATGGTGCTGACGGCACTGGCTGGAGAGATTTAGTAGTCCAATCCGCTTGGGCGCGTAAGGCTATTGCACGATTTGATGCCGATGACCCAATGCGTATGAACCTAACAGTTTTAGTTGCTGCAGAAGAGAATAGCAAATATGACCAGGGATTAAGGGACACCACTCCTACCGCTAAAGAGATTGATAATCGCGTCAAGCGAATCCTTTCTCTTGAAGTTGCTTCTCGTTTGGTTCTGCCTTTTGCTACTAATACTCGTTCTCCATATCAAATGTATATCGACGAGTATCACAAGATGCGTCAAGAAGACCCATTAAATGCAGCAGAGAAGTTCTATCAAAAGTATGGTGATGACTATTATGCTTTCACCACAAGTCTTTCAAAGAACAATACTGGTATCGCATCAACCATCGAAGCAGATAAGCGTTCTAAGCAATTAGCAGACCTTATCGCTAAAAACCCTGAGTATGGTTGGTTCATTGTTGGTGATGCCAATGCTGGAGAGTTCTCACCTACTGTATATCAGAAGCAACGTGAAATGGCTGTAGCCCCTGGCTCAACTATGAAGTTCCGTGAATCTCAAGACCCATATGCGGCTATCAAGGAAACCAATGCCGAGAAGGGTTGGATTGTTTACAACAAGGGTATGGACTTAATTGAAGCACAGCGTATTGCTCGTGGTCTTAAGTCATTAAACTCTCGTGGAGCAGAAGACTTAAAGGCTGCTAAGGAACAATTCATCACAGAGTTATCTGAAGAGAATCCTGACTGGGCATCAGTTCGTGGAAAGATTGATACTCAAAAGGTATTTAATTTCCTTAAGTTTGCAGAACAAACCACTAAGGATTCACGTCTTGCTAATCGCAGCGATATCAAGACTATGAAGGAATATCTAGAAGGTCGTCAATACATCATAGATTTATTGGCACAGCGTCCTTCACAGAACATAGATAACGAAGCCAATATGGATTTGCGTGAGGCTTGGGATGCTTTTACTGGTGAATTGATTGACCAGGATGTAACTTTCAATAGAGTATTTACAAGATACTTGGAAAAAGATGACCTTAGGAAAGGTTTGTAATGGGTGCGTTAGATAATCTAAAAAACAATACTTCAGGTGGTGGAACTAGCGGTGCTGGTTATACTACTGGAACTGTATATCTTGGCCCATTAAAGACCCCTGTTACCGTAACCAAACGTCGCGGCCCATCTGTGGTAACTGAAACTATATCTGATAAAACAATCTCTATTACTGAGGCTAAGAAACTATATGTGACTGACCCTAAGGTTCGCGCTCAATGGGATGCTACTGTTAAGGCTGCTGGCTTTGAAAGTAATGACCCTATCAAATCTCGTATGCTTTGGGATATGGCAGTGGACGGTGCTGCTGACTGGTATCAAACATCTAATGGTGTTCAGAAGGTAACCCCACAACAATACCTACAATGGTATTCAAAGACTACTGGTCAAGGTCAAAAGAAGGATAACCTTCCTAGCCGTCAGGTTTATATGTATGACCCAGCGACCATCAATAATCTTATTGAAAAGACATTATCAGATACTCTAGACCGTAAGCCTACTCCTAGTGAGCAAAAAGAATTCTATACAGCAATCAAGAAGATGATTGACCAGGGAACTGTTACTACTACTAAGGTTCGTATCAACCCTAAGACTGGTAAAGAAGAATCTTATTCAGTTACAACTCCTGGCTTTACACAAGAAAAAGCACAAAGTTTTATTGAAGAGAAGTTGAAAGCGGAAAATCCACAAGACTATCAAGAGAAGAAGAGCCTTGACTTTGCAGACTTCTTATTCGGAATGAGGGGATAATGGCGTCACCTAAACAAACCGCTTATGATAATGAGTTGGCTCGTATTAATGCTATGCCAAAAGGTTCTGCTCGTGTAAGAGCAAAAGAGGCATTTGATGCAAAGTATCCTAATGGTCGCCCTACAGATACTGGATTAAATGAAGGTTCAACTAATACTGCTACAGATGGAACTAACCAAGCCCTTGCATTTGGTTTAACTAAAGCACTTATTGAGGCATACCCAGAATTGAAGCCAGTCTGGGAATTATTCCTTGCTGGAAATATAACTGATGCTAAGTTGGCTTATTACGAAACAAATTATTTTAAGAACTTAAGCACTGCATCTAAGAATCGTGCTAATGCTAAAGTTACCCAACCTGGTGTATATGCACAGGAACTTGAGAAGTTTATCCTTTCTGAGAAGAAACGTCTTATTGGTCGTGGTATCAAGTTAGATGATGCAGCACTTACTTTAATTTTAACCGAAGCGTATGACCAGGGATTGTCTAGTGACCAGATTGACCTTAAGGTTCTAACTAAAACCAAATCACCTTTTGGTGGGGATACTTTAGAATCAGTCCAATCTCTTAACCAATATGCAAATGCCTTTGGTATCACATACGGCCAGAAAGATATAGACCAATGGTCTAGAGATATCTTTGCTGGATTAACCACAGTCGCTGATGTTCAAGCCAAGATTCGTATGGATTCCGCTAGTGCTTTTCCAGCATACGCTAGTCAGATTGAGAAGGGTGTAAGCCTTGAGGCTCTTGCTTCGGCTTACAAGTCTTCTATGGCTAACATCCTAGAGCGTGACCCAGATAGTATCTCATTTGAAGACCCATACCTACGTCGTGCTTTGCAATACACCCAAGATGGTAAGCCAGCAATCAAGCCACTATGGGAGTTTGAGAAGGAACTACGCAGCACTCCTGAATGGGAATATACAAACAATGCTCGTGATGTTATTGATTCTTTATCGCTTAAAGTTCTTAGAGATTGGGGCCTTGCATAATGCCACCTATTGATGATGATGATAGTCGTAAAGCAATAGAGGCTATGGGTTTAGCCAACTATTACAAGGTTAGTGGTTCTGGTCAAAAAAGAGAAGTAACTCGTGTAAATAATCCAGATGGAACAATCACGGTTGTATACTCTGATGGCTCTACTGAAATAATTGGAACCCCAACGGTAATTGCACCAACGACATCAATTATAACACCATCTCCTACGCCAACCAAAGTATACACGGCAACTGATGGAACTGAGTTTACTGATGCCACTGCATATATTAATTATCAAACTTTATTAAATAAATCAATATCGGATAAAGCAACGGCAGATGCAGCCGCTAAAGCAGCGGCAGCAGCAGCGGCAGCGGCGGCTGCAAAAGCAGCAGCAGATTTAGCAGCAGCCCAAGCAGCAGCAAACATCGCTGCAGCCAATGCTGCTAGGGAAGCAGAATCTAAACGTCAATCTATTATCGCTACCCTTACTGACCGCTTCAACAAGTATGGTCTAGGTAGCCTTGCAGCCAAAGTGCGAGAGTTAGCCATTGATGGTGCAACTGAAGCCACAATCACTCTTGCCCTACAGGAAACTCCTGAGTATCAGCAACGCTTTGCTGCTAACGCAGAACGTCTTAAGAAGAATTTACAGGTTCTATCTCCTGCAGAATATATCAATCTTGAAGACTCTTATCGTCAGGTGCTTCGTGCTTATGGCTTAAGGCAGTTTGATACAGATGACTATGTTCGTCAGTTCATTGCCAACGATATGTCTGCAGCAGAACTATCAGACCGCGTAGTAACTGCAGTCCAGCGTGTTCAGAACGCAGACCCTGCAACTGCTAGAACTCTTCGTGACTACTATGGCATCAGCAATGCTGACCTAGTGGCCTACGTGCTTGACCCTAATCAGCAACTACAGAAGATTCAACGTCAGGTTGCAGCAGCCGAAATCGGTGCAGCAGCACGAGTTCAAGGACTTGAGGCTGGTGTATCTGTTGCAGAACAACTTGCAGCGCAAGGTGTTACACAGGCTCAGGCTCAAAAGGGTTATGCAACTATCGCAGATATCTTGCCTACTGCTGAGAAACTATCTCAGATTTATGGCAACACAATGGCTGGATACGGTCAAGCCGAAGCAGAGCAAGAAGTATTCAATTCACTTGCTGAGGCTCAGAAGAAGCGCGAGAGATTGACTGCTCGTGAACTAGCCGCTTTCAGCGGTCAGTCTGGACTATCCAGAGTGGCACTAACACAAGGCACACAAGGCCAATTCTAGAATCCTTGATAGACCAACCAGCACTATCAGGCGTATAAGACTGGAAGCAAAAGCCGACCCACTCCCCCTAGTGGCAATCGTGGTTTGCGAACTAACAACGAATAGAAAGGGTGGTTGCTATGAGCAACAACAATAACTACTGGGACGACGAGGACGATGACTTCGAGCCTGAAACACTTAGCGATAATGACTTACTGAAGAAACTTCGTAAGGCTAAGAGAGCAGACGAGAAGCGCATCAAGGAACTTACAGAGCAGATTGAATCATTTACAAAGGCTCAACGTGAGAATACCGTCAAAGAAGTCCTAGCACAAAAGGGAGTAAATCCAAAGGCTGCACGCCTAATCCTTAAAGACTTAGACGGCGATTTTAGCACTGAAGCAGTTAATGCTTGGCTAGACGATAACGCCGACTTGCTTGGGTTACAGGCTGAAAGTTCTCCTGCAGAAACCAAAGACCTCGCTGCATTACGCCAGCAAGACATAATTTCGCAGAGCGCTGTTACTCCCGACAGAGCAGAAGATTTTGAGATGCGTTTGAACAATGCTTCAAGTGCTGAAGAACTTCTTGGCTTGCTCCGTTCGCAGCAATAAATATCCGTTCATAGCCCTAAGGAGGCTTAATTAAATGGCAGACCAATATACCTCTACCGCGAGTGCATCTCTCGGTGGAACCGTAGGTGGTGCTGGTTTAGTTCAGAAGGCGTATGACCGTCTTCTTGAGTTCGCTCTCCGCGCAGAACCACTAATTCGTTCAGTCGCAGACAAGCGCCCAGCACGCCAAGCAATGCCTGGCCAAACAGTTGTCCTACAGAAGTATGTAGACTTAGATGCTGCAACCAGCACTCTAACTGAAACAACTGACCCAGATGCAGTTGCTCTATCAACACCAACTTCAGTAACCGTAACTCTTAACGAGTATGGTAATGCAGTTCTAGTCACTCGCGCACTTGAGTTATTCTCACTTGCAGATGTTGACCCAGCAATCGCTAACATCATTGCGTTCAACCTTGCAGATTCTATCGACCAAGTTGCAATGACCACACTACGTTCAGGTTCAAACAACCTTTACTCAGGTTCAGCAACCACAGTTGCAACAGTTGCCGCTTCAGACACAATCGACTCAGCAGACATCCGCAAGGTTGTTGCTAAGTTGCGTTCTAACAAGGCAACCTACCGCCGTGGCTCAGAATACTGGGCTGGTATCCACCCAGAAGTTTCACACGACCTTCGTGCAGAAACTGGAAATATGGGCTGGAACTTCGTTCACGCACAAACCTCTCCATCAGTGGACAAGATTTGGGCTGGCGAAATCGGAACTTACGAAGGCGCTTTCTTCGTAGAGTCACCACGTCTATACAACGCTAAGTCAGGTGCAGACCAGACCGCTCTTGCAACCACAGCAGTAACTGTTGCTGGAACATCAGCAGGTTTCACCTTCGGTGTTGCTTCATCTTCAGTAATCGCATCTCGTGCAGAAGCAGGAGATAAGATTTCAGGAACTGGTATTGCGTCAACCGCTAAGATTGCTTCAATCTCAACATCTGGCGATACCACAACCATCACAGTAACTGTTGCTAACACAGGTGCTGTTTCTGCTACTACAGTTGTAACTGTTACCCCAGTGACCCGTGTGTTCAACACAATCATCGCTGGACAACAGGCTATGGCTGAAGCAGTTGCAGAAGAGCCACACATCGTTATCGGTAACGTAACCGACAAGTTGATGCGCTTCCGCCCAATGGGTTGGTATGGCGTTCTCGGCTTCGCTGTATACCGTGATGAGGCTCTATACCGAATCACATCAGGTTCATCAATCGCTGCTAAGTAGTTGGTTGACTGTAGGGCTTGGGGCAACTCAAGCCTTATGGTGAATCCACTAAGGAGGAACTATGGCCAATTGGACATTCGTAACACCAACGGTTCTTGAAGGGCCTATTGGTGGCCACGCTCGTCTATGGGAGTTCTATAAGCAAGATAGAGGCGTATCAATCGTCCTATTGCCTAGTGGAACATATAGACAAATTCGTTACCCAGAAGACGGAACACTTGATACATATGTTCAGGTTTATCGTGGTGGGTATAACTACACAGTAGATGATACGACAAAGGCAGCGCTAATCGCAGGGGGCGTAGGTGTTACAGAATCAAACTTCACAGCACAGTAGCCATATAAGTAAAGTGCTTGAATGGGGTTTTGACGAGCATCATAACTTCAAGGCAACCCTATGGGGATGTGTCTTATGTGATGCTACATCGGAAACTCCGTTTCGTGATAACGAAGAAACAGAGATAGACCACATTGATTGTGGTGATGAGTGCTTTGGCTGCAAAGTCAGGACACTAGAACTTAATACAGGTGATGCTAATAGCAAAAAAAATATGAGCAACAAGAGATTTAATAAAGAACTTGATGCTTATAAGGAAGCCCGCAAGCAGGGCATCCAACCAGGCGGGACTTCTATGAACAAGATAGAAGCAGCACTACAGGCTTCTGAAAAATTGGGTAAAGCCTATGATGGCAACACAATGATTTCAGCAGAAAAGATAACACCACAAGTGGCTCAAGTAATGAAAGAGGTAGGTCAATAATGTCTATGAAGGGCGAGAAGTATTCATCTAAGAAGGCTATGAAGAAGCACGAAAAGATGGAAGGCAAGAAGGAAATGATGATGGAATACGGCAAGAAGAAGGCCGTAAAGAAGATGGCTAAGAAGATGGGCAAGAAGAAGTAATGCCTATGAACAAGCCAAAGCCAGGTGCTACCAAGATTGCACCTATGGCTAATCCAAGACCTAAGGCAAAGCCATCAGCAGCACCAACATTGCCAACTCTTGCAGAGTTCAAGCAATCAGCAGCATATAAAAATGGTGGCTTGACCTACAAGCAATATTTAGAATACTACAAAGCAAGAGGAGCAAAGTAATGCCAAAGATGTGTAAGAAGTGCGGTAAAGCAAAGTGCAAATGCAAATGAAGAAAGCAAAAGGCGCTAAGAAGGTAGCCAAAGTTATGCGTGAGTTTAAGGCTGGCACACTTCATTCAGGTAAAGGCGGCAAGGTCGTCAAGAGCAAGAAGCAAGCAGTTGCTATCGCTTTGAGCGAAGCAGGAATGTCTAAGAAGAAGAAAAAGAAATAATGTGTAAGCACGTCTATAGCATTATGGGCGTTGCTATCTGTCCACTTTGTGATAAACCCACTCACGAAACCGATTGGCAAGAGATACATCGGCTACATAGGGAGTGGGTTCAAAGTGGTAAAACAGTTCAACAAGGATGGTGGAGTATATGAATAAAGACCCAAGACTTAAGAGGGCTGGCGTATCAGGGTTCAATAAGCCTAAGCGCACACCCAATCATCCTACTAAGTCACACGTTGTTGTGGCTAAAGAAGGGGACAAAGTAAAGACCATCCGATTTGGTCAACAGGGTGTTACTGGGGACAAACAACCTACAGCAAGACAGAAATCATTTAAGGCTCGTCACAAGAAGAACATTGCCAAAGGCAAGATGAGTGCAGCCTATTGGGCAGATAAGGTGAAATGGTNNTGGTGAAGAAGAAAGCATTTTGGGATAAGAAGAATCCTAATAAGAAATCAAAGCCATTGACCCCAGCACAGAAGAAATCTGCTAAGGCTATGGCTAAGAAGGCTGGACGACCTTATCCAAATCTAGTTGATAATGCTGCAGCAAAACGAAAGGCTAAGTAATGGCAGGAGTAGCAGGAACTTCATTCACAGATGAACTTAATCGCTTGGCTAATGGTGGTGCTTCCTACCCAGCACTGACCGCATATAAGGCTGATACAGGCGCTGCTAATGC